ACCTTCTGGTAGTAGTCCTTCGTTTGAATTTAATAAATCAGGAGCAGTTAAATTTTCCAGTTACGGTTCAGGTAATCATTCAGGTACAGCTGCAAAAACTTTAGCAGTAGATACAAGTGGTAATGTAATTGAAATTACTAATTCAAGTGGTGCTGATAATTTAGGTAACCATACAGCTACTACTACCTTAAACATGAATAGTAATTCAATTAATAATGTTGCTAATATAGATCTTGGAAGTTCAAGATATATTAGATGGGGTGCAGGAGATGCTAAAATAGAAGAAGGTGACACTGCAAATTATTCTCTAGATTTTTTCACTTATGATGGATCAAGTTTATCTAAAGCATTTACTTTATTAGGAAATAACGATGCAACTTTTACAGGAACAATAACATCAACTGGACCAACTACTATAAAATCTATAGCTGGATCTGGTCAAGAGTCTGTTCTTAATTTTTCTTCTACTAATGTAAGTGGTTTTGGAAGTACATACGCTATAGATTCAAAAATAAGAAGTATAACCGCTGATTCTTCAAATGCTTATGCTTCTGAATTACAATTTTTTACAAGTGATACATCTGATAATTTAACACTAGCTTTAACTTTAGATGAAAGTCAAAATGCAACTTTTGCAGGAGATGTAACTATTGGTAGTACAACCTCATCATCAACAATATTAAATTTAACAAAATCTACAACTGGCGTTTCAGAAATTAAATTTTTTAACGCAAGCAACGAAAAAGCGTCTATACAATTAGATGCCGCTGAAGATTTACACATTTTTTCAAATACAAGTCAGCAAATAAAACTAAGGTCAGGTGGTGCTGATACTTTAACTTTAGACTCATCACAAGATGCAACTTTTACAGGAGATGTAACAGTAAATGGAGGAGATTTTAATTTAACGAAACAAAATGGTTCTCCAACCATTAATATGCTTTATGATGGTACTAACCCAGGTACTAATACTCTACTACATTATTTTAATTTTAAAGTTGATTATGATGGAACACATCAAGATTGGGGAGGTATAGAACATAGAACTAATGCTAGTTCGGTAAGAACTGATTTAAGGATTAATGTTAAATCATCAAGCGGTAACGTACAAACAGGTATAGCCGTTGTAGGACAGCCAAGTGATATACCTAAAGTTGGTATAGGAATAGCATCACCTACCGACAGACTTCACGTGGACGGTTCTGGTAAATTTGAAGGTAATCTAACTATAACAAAATCTGTTGGAGATACAGAATTGCTTATTGAGTCTGATACAGATAATAATGAAGAAAATGATAATCCAAGATTACATTTAAGACAGGATGGCGGTGCTATTAGTGGATATTTTGGATTAAATGGAGATGCTGATAATACCTTTACTGGAGCTGTAGCTAATAGTGCTCATATAAGAGCAACAGGTGCAATTCAGTTCGCACCAGGCTCTAGCACCTTAGCTTTAACACTTGACACTTCACAAAATGCAAATTTTGCAGGTGTTGCTCTTTTCAATGATGGTAATGGTATTAATTTTGGTAATAGTAATGCAAAAATATACGGTTCAAGCGCTAATGGTATTCAATTCAATGCAAATGGTTCGGAAGAAATGCGTCTTAATCAATCTGGTAATTTAGGAATCGGAACAACTACTCCTCAAGGTAAAGTTGATGTAAATGGTGATTTAAGGGTAACAAGAACTATCGTATCTAATACACAATATGAATTTATCTCATTAGGTAGTAATAGAACTATAGATGATTACGGTGGATTAAATAAAGATTACTGGAGGGTAGGAATTATAACTCCGGGTAGTAGTACAACCGGTGAATCAAGTGCTCATGGTTTTGGTAGCTTAGTATTCTCTGGTGTAACTGGTGCTAATACTACTTATGCTAATAGAATGGTTATCGAAGCAGGAGGTAATGTAGGTATAGGAACTGATAACCCTGCAGCTACTTTACATATAGCAGATGCAGCAAATAGCGGAGTTACTACTTTATCTGCAAATGGTAGAATAAAATTATCAGGAGATGGAGTTTTAACATGGGGTGCTTCAGCAAATTATGGTACTTTAACTTGGGATACAGGAAAAGCAATAGTAGCTTCTCAAGGTTCTAATAGATTACATTTGGCAACTTCTGGTAACTCAGATGCTTTAGTTATTAATGGAGCTAATGTAGGTATAGGTGAAAGCACACCTCTTGGTAGATTACATGTCAAAACAGGTGACGCAGGTTCTATTACTGCAAATACTTCACATGACGATTTGATTATAGAAGGCTCTAGTCATGCAGGTATCAATATATTCTCACCCGCTGGAAATAATTATCAGTATTTAGCATTCGGTGATACAGGTGGGGCTAATAGAGGCTATGTAAGGTACTACCATGGTACAGATCAAATGGTACTAAGAGCCGGCGGTACTGATACTGTTTATATTAATAACGGTAGAGTTGGTATTGGCACTACTAGTACGTCTGTAGGAGGGCTAAATTACAAAACATTCATAAATAGCGGTAATCTAGGAATAGCAGGCAAAATAAGATTTGGGGAAGTAATAGCAGGATTTGGTCAATATAGCACCAAAGGAACCGGTCAGCTTCACGCTCTTACTTCTAAAACTGCTTATGGTCAAACAGGTACTGGTAATGGTACAGTTGCTTTAGTAAACGAAACTGGAACTACTGCTACTGGTATAACAATTAAGAATACTTCTACTGGTACTACTAATACCTTATTCAGTATTTTTAGAAATAATAATACAGGTACTTCCGGTGCTTTCTCAGGCGGTGGAGGTTCTCCTACTACTTTATTAAAAATGACCGGTCAAGCTGATATGACAGTTGGTTATAGTACTAGTTTTAGTGCAGTAAGAGCTGAAAATTTCTACTCATACGGAGGAGGTACTACTTATTACTTAAAATTAAACAACACTGGTACTTCTTTAAATGCAAGAGGAGACGTAATCGCATTTGCTTCTTCAGATATTAGAATGAAAGAAGATATAAGACCTCTTGAAAATTCTTTAGATAAATTAGATAAAATAAAAGGAGTTAAATTTAAGTGGAATGATATTCATGAAGATTTCAAAGGTAAAGAAGATATAGGAGTAATAGCTCAAGATGTAGAAAAAGTATTACCTGAAATAGTAACTACTAGAGATACTGGTTATAAAGCAGTAGATTATCAAAAATTATCAGTACTGTTAATCGAATCAGTTAAAGAATTGAAAAAAGAAGTTGAAGAGTTAAAAAAGAAAATTAATAAGTAATGGCAGCTCCCGCACTTGGTTCATTATCTTTGAGAAGCTTAAGAAGAGAAGTAAGCAATAATAACTACAACGCTGGTAATACTCATGTTAATATAAGTTTAAAAAATTTAGCAACTGGAGTTAACGGAACTATAAATCGTGCAAATACAAACGCTAATAAACCAGATGCTTTCGCTCCTCATGCTATGAGTGAATTTTACAAATATGATCATGACGGTTCAGTAGGTACATCACCAGCTTCTTTTTCTCAAGCTACTGCTGCTGCACAAAATGCAAATCGAACAATAACAGTAACTACTGCTGATTATTCAACCTGGCAAGTATCTAGTAAACCTTCCTGGGTGAGCACAAACGTATCTAATGGTACTGGTGCAGGATCGGTAGTACTTAGTATGTCAGCTAACACCGGCGGTGCTAGACAAGGTAACGTAGTTATTACATTTACTATAGGGACAGCTTTAGGTACTCATCCTAATGGTTCTAATACTTTTACTACAAGGTCTACTACTGTTAGTCAAGCAGCAGGATCAGATGATGGAGGTAATGAAGGATTAGGCGATGGTGGTGGTGAAGATCCATAGAATATTTTACTTAAAACTGCACTATTTATTATAAACTAAAACTTTTTAAAGATGGCTATAACATATTCATGGGATTGTAAAACTGTTGATACTTATCCAACTCACTCAGATGCACAAGACCCTAAAAACACAGAAAACGACGTAGTTTACAATGTACACTGGAATTTAGTAGGAAGTGAAACTAAATCAGGAGTAACTTATACTGCTAATGCTATAGGAACTGAGGCTGTAGATGTAACTGATTTATCAAGCTTTACTGCTTTTGATAGTTTAACAAACGAAGTAGTTTCAGGATGGGTAACTGCAAGCATGGAAGCAAATGAGTCTGGATCTGTTGCAATTTTAAAAGCTTCAATATCTCAAAGTATAGTAGACCAAAGAATTCCACCTTCTGTAACAAAATATATTGAATCATAGTTGGATATTTAAAAAATAGTTCTTATATTAATATTTATTAATCGATTAATTAAAAGTTATAATTATGGCAAATGCTAAACTTAAACAAGAAGAACTTGATAAACTTCAAGAACTTCAACAAAAAAACAACAATTTAGTTGTTGAATTAGGTTCTATTGAATTGAACAATATAGCCTTAGAAGAAAGAAGAGAAAATGCTGAAAAGTTTCTTTTCGAATTAAGGGAAGAAGAAAAAACACTAGCTAAAGAGTTAGAAGAAGCTTACGGTGTTGGTACTATTGATATCCAAAAAGGAGAGTTTATTCCTGCACCAAAACAAGACGAAGCACCTGCTCCAGCTGAAGAAGCTCCAGCAGAATAAATTTAGTATTTATAAAGTGTTTTTAAAGGAGGGTTTTTTTAGATCCTCCTTTCCTATTTATATAAGAGAAGTAAAGCTAATTTCAAAACTGTTTTACAATCCTTTACGATATTTATAATAAACTAAATAATAAATTAGACCGAACATGGCAGAATCAATTATTTCCCCAGGTGTACTAGCTAGAGAAAATGATATTTCATTTATACAACCTGCTCCAGTTGAAGCAAGTGCAGCTATCATAGGACCAACAGTAAAAGGTCCAGTAGAAAGACCTACCGTAGTGACCTCGTATGGTCAATACTTAAACACATTTGGAAGCACTTTTACTTCTGCATCTGTAGTACACGAATATATTACTTCGATTGCAGCAAAAAACTTTTTCGATAACGGAGGAAGTTCTCTTATAGTTGCTAGAGTACAAGCAGGATCATTTACAAGTGCTCAATCTTCAAAAATTACTGCAAGTGCAGTTAATAATAATTCATTTATTCTTAAAACTCATAGTCAGGGAACTATAATGAACGGATTTGGAGGAAGTGCTGGCGATCCTTATGATGCAGCTTCTGATGAAGATACGGGAGGAGCAATGAAATCAGGTACTGAAGATAACTTAAGATGGGAAATCTCTAATATAGATAATGGTGCAGGTACTTTTACATTAGCTATTAGAAGAGGTGATGATACTCATTCTAATAAAGTAGTATTAGAAACATTCACTAATCTTTCTTTAGATCCTAATTCTTCAAATTATATTGAAAAGCAAATCGGTAACCAATTTACAAGTGTTGCTACTGACGGAACTTCAAAATACGTTAAAACCTCAGGAGATGAAGTTAATAAATCTAAATACGTTTATGTATCTTCAGTCGTTCTACCTACTTTAAATTACTTAGGTAACGACGGAGTAACAGTAGGAAAAGATGGAAATAACGTATCTTATTCTGGTTCACTTCCAGTAGCTACTTCGGGATCATTTAACGGAGCAACAGGAACAATAGGAGGCGGAAGAATGTTTACTGAGATTAGTGATACAGACACTCAAGGATTACTTGGAGCTGCTCATGACTATAATGATATTATTGATATACTATCTAATAAAGATGAATATATCTTTAACGTTATTTCAGCACCTGGATTAGTTTATGCTAATACTACAAGACAAAAAGGAGCATTAGATAGATTAATATCTATGGTAGAAACAAGAGGAGATGCAATTGCAGTAGTAGATTTAGTAGGATATGCTGCTACAGTAGCAAATACAACTACTCAAGCTGCTGGATTAAATAGCTCTTATGCTGCTTCATATTGGCCATGGTTACAAATGCCAACCAATACAGGTAAAAATAAATTTGTACCAGCTTCTACAGTAATACCAGGAGTATTTGCATTTAATGATAGTGCAGCAGCACCATGGTTTGCACCTGCTGGTTTAGTTAGAGGTGGATTAGTAGGAGTAATTCAAGCAGAACAAAAACTTGCAAGGTCTCAAAGAGATACCTTATATAACGGTAAAGTTAATCCAATCGCTACATTCCCAGGTTCTGGTATAGCAGTATTTGGTCAAAAGACTTTACAAACAAAAGCATCAGCTCTAGATAGAGTTAATGTAAGAAGATTGCTTATTAATCTTAAGAAATTCTTAGGAGATCAAGCTAGTAATTTAGTATTCGAACAAAATACTACTGCAACTAGAAATAATTTCTTAGCAGCAGTTAATCCTTACTTAGAAAGCGTAGTACAGAGACAAGGTCTTTTTGCTTTCCGTGTAGTGATGGACGATACTAATAATACAGCTGACGTAGTAGATAGAAATCAGTTAGTTGGTCAAATATTTATTCAACCAGCTAAAACTGCAGAATTTATAGTATTAGACTTTACTATAGAGCCTACAGGAGCAACTTTTAGTTAATAATTTAAAAATAAGATATTTATATTAAAATAAATAAAACATGGCAGTACTAGATCCAAACGAAATAATGTTCAGAGCCTTTGAGCCAAAGGTCCAAAATAGATTTGTAATGTTTATCGATAACATTCCTTCTTTTATGGTTAAAAATGTTAAGGCTCCAACATTCACTGATAATGTGATCAAATTAGATCATATTAACTCTTATAGAAAGATAAGAGGTAAAAGAGAGTGGGATGATATGACAATGACGTTATATGATCCAGTAACTCCTTCTGGTGCACAAGCTGTAATGGAGTGGGCTAGAACAGGATACGAATCAGTAACTGGTAGAGCTGGTTATTCAGATTTATATAAAAAAGACTTAACTCTTAATATTTTAGGTCCTGTAGGAGATATAATAGGAGAGTGGATCATCAAAGGAGCAATCCTAACTAATGGAGATTTTGGTCAGTATGACTGGACATCTGATGAGCCTGTAGAAGTTTCAATCACCGTAGCAATGGACTATTGCGTGCTTAACTACTAAAATTAACTTACTTAGTTTATTTAAAATTACCCGGAATTTTTCCGGGTTTTTTGTTGGTTATAAAATTTTTTCTTCTTATATTTATATATAAACTAGTTTTAACTAAATAAAATTTATGGAACCTAAATTTAAAATACCTACTGAAACAGTAGAATTACCATCAAAAGGTTTACTTTACCCTGAAGATTCTCCCTTAGCAAAAGGTACTATCGAAATGAAGTATATGACAGCTAAAGAAGAAGATATACTTACTAATCAAAACTTTATTAGAAACGGTTCAGTTATAGATAAACTACTAAAATCTTTAATAGTTACTGAAGGAGTTGATTTTAATAAAATATTAGTAGGAGATAAAAATGCTATTATGGTAGCAGCAAGGATATTATCTTACGGAAAAATATATAAAGTTGAAATCGACGAAGAAATAGTTGATGTAGACTTAAGCAAATTAGAAAATGATGATATAAAAGCATCTGATTATAAAAGAGGAGAAAATAATTTTAAATTTAAACTACCTGAAACTGGTAATGAAGTTACTTTTAAATTATTGACTCATGGAGATGAAAGAGCTATCGATAGAGAATTACAAGGTCTTAAAAAGATAAATAAAAATAATTCTTCTGAAGTTACTACAAGAATGAAACATATTATTACCTCAGTTAATGGTATGAATAGTCAAAAAGATATACGTGATTTTGTTGACAATTACTTTTTAGCTGCTGATTCAAGAGCTCTTAGAAAAGAATATACAGCTAAACAACCAGATGTTAACTTTAAAATAAACCATACGTTTTCAGATGGTCGGGAGGAGGAGATCTCAGTCCCTATGGGGCTTGGGTTTTTTTGGCCTGACGACCAATGATAGAGAGAATCTATTTAGACAAATACACGAAATAGTTTTTCACGGAAAAGGTGGATATTCTTGGGAGGAAGTTTACAGTATGCCTATATGGTTAAGAAAGTTTACTTTCGCAAGAATTAGAGAGTGGTACGATAAAGAAAAAGAAGCTAATGAAAAGGCTTCTAAAAAAATAAAAGCCACTTCTAAAAAACCTTTTAAAATTACTCCCAATTATAGTACAAAGGCTTCTAACAAATAGGAGCCTTTACTATTTATATAATATAAAGATCTACTATGGCAGACGAATTCAAAAATATGTATAACATGGATCCTAAAGGAGCCAAAGAAACTCGTAAGGAAGTTGAAGGAGCTGAAAAAGCTATAAAATCATTCTCTGAACAAGCTACTACTGCATCTGATAATTTAGGTAGTTTAGCTAACACGATGCGTAAAATAGCATCCAGTTCAGTTGATTTTGGTTCTGAACTTAAAGGAGCAGCTACTTTAACTAAAGGAATTTCTAATGATGCTGCTAAATTAGCTACATTTACTAAGGAAAAACTTAAAAATGATAAAGAAACTGCTGCGTTTCTCAAACAGCAAAGAGTTATAAAAGGTAAAATTCAAGCTATCGATTCTAAAATAGTATCCTTATTAGAAAAAGCTGAAAACGCTACTGCTAAAGAAAGAGAAAACATAATGGCAACTGTAGAAGAGTTATCTTCCGCAGCAATAGAAGCTGAATCTGTACTACAAAGTTTTGAAGAAATCGAACAAATCAACACCGAACTTAATGATAAGACTAGTTTCTTTGACGGAATAGCTGAATTAGTAGGAGACGTCCCTGTTATCGGTAAATTATTTAAAGATTTCGAAAAAGGAGCAAAAGCAGCAAGAGATGCCGGTGTTGAAGGAGGAAGTGCTTTTACTGCCGGTATGGGAGGAGTACTTTCAGGACTAGGTAAAACTTTGATGGCATTTACTGGTGGATTAGCTATAAAAGGTTTATTTGATACTAATCAAAGAATAACTGATATTTCAAGAAATCTCAACCTTACAAGAGGAGAAGCTACTGCATTAAATCAAAGAATGAATAAACTGGGAGCATCTATTTCCGGAGTATCTGGAAAAGATGTACTTAAATCTCAGATGGAACTTTCTGAAAATTTAGGAATCGTTGCTGATGTTAGTAATGCAGCATTAGCTAATATTACAACATTAAATAAAAAATTAGGGATCTCAGGAGCTGAAACAGCTAAATTAGCTGCAGCAGCAGCAGGT